GTTTCTCCTAACAAAAACGGGAGACCAAGCCTTACGGCCCGATCCCCCGCACTACCGGTTTTCCTCTGACTTAGTCTAGTGTGTACAGGATCTGACCGTTCAAAGTGGCGCCGTCTGGGATCGTACCACCGGTGATAGTTGCTCGCACAGTCAAACCAGTCTTGCTAGACAGTTTAGACGATGCAACACCGTTGACAGTACCAGCGGTAGCAACTGATGTGTTCGCCAAGAAGGCATCATCATCAGCGGCAACAGCCGTGTTTGAAAGGTTAGTGTAGCCTGTGTGACCGACTTTAACGACGCGCGAAGCGCCAAGTGCTGAGTTGACAATCTGCACACCAAGGATGCGCACAGTGCCAGCAGGCATTTGGCAAAGAGTCACGGTGTCGCCATCTGCGCCTGCGCCTGACTGAGTAAAGTCAAACGCACGAACGCGAACGCGACCATGCTCATCGCACACGTCATTCATCGTCGCAGGAACGGTCTGTGTGTTACCGTATTGCGTGCTGTTTTGATTAGCCATAATAAATATTCCTCCTGTTATGGGCATTATTCAGCGCAGATGATCTCAACTACTTTCTCTTCTTCCATACGGGTTGCACCGAAGGAAGCTGAGACGTAGACTTGAGTCGAATTGCGCTTGTCGCGACGAGGACCGATGTCAGTAATAATGTCCTGACCAACAGCAACGAGCAGACCTGATTGAGCCCAGGCAACTACGCGACGGTGGTTAGAAGCATTGGTACGAACGAGTTCGGTGCGGACAAATTCAAAACCCATGAAAGTGTTGAGCTCACCCTGTACCAACGCGCGAACTGTGTTGTAGTCTGCGCTAGATACTTCGGTTGTTTTCAACAGATCAGTCACTTGTTTTGCCGTAACTGCGATATAACGACGCTCGGTAGGATCTACCTCGTTTGCGTCAAGGATTTGTTTTGCCTTGCGCAGCTTAGCGATAGTCAAACCAGAGTTAGCAGCAACACCAGACTCAACATAGTCAACAGCAACTTGTTGCGTGTTTGGGAAAGTCACGGTGGTAGCACCGGTTTTGCCTGTGTAGACAGAACCGAAAGCGGCGTCAAGAATCACTTCGTCCATCTTACGACCAAGCGCATAAGCAGCGTTTTGGCTATAAGGTGAGCTAGGATCAATCAGCATACGAATGCGATCAGGACGGTCGATCAAGTCAGCCCAGTCGAAATCGCGCAATGAAACGCGACGGCGATCATGTGGGACGTTGATCAAGGGGGTATCTTGATGGCGGCCGGTAACCTCTTGAGCAGTGGTCGCACCAATGCGATCGTAGAACTCAAACTCAGCATTTTGAGTTTCAGCACGTACGAGAGCACGCAGACGCGAGCCTTTCTGCTGGACAAGGTGTTCAACGTTGGCACGGTACTGCTGTACAAATGCCGTAGTGATTTGAATGGACATTATGTCCTCCTCATTCAGTTAAAAGTTAAAAAACACGTTTGCTCGCAGAGGCTGCCCAAAATCGGACCCCCACATACCCTTATGGCTAGGCGATGCCCACGGACCCTTTCGGGTTGCCCGTAAGTAGATAATACAGCAAAAACCGGAAAAATGAACTAGCCCAGCATCTTGCTTTTACCCATTCTGCTATCTTTGTTTCGGACAGTAGTCGCGTCCATGTTAACCGTATTGAAGTCGGCCTTCATTTCTCGCTGGACTTTTTTCACAACGTCATCAACGTCGTTGTTTACCGTCTTTTGTTTTAGCCGCTCAGCAAGGCGATCGGACATGCTTTTCTGAACGTCTGATGGCAAAGACGTCGACTTGACGGCTTCTCGGATAACCTGTTCCTTCTTAATCTCTTGAGAAGGCAGGGCATTCGTGACCATTTGCTGAAGTTCTTCTAGGTCCTTAGAGTTCTTGCTGAGCAGGGTTTTCATAGTTACTGTGCCTCGTCTGGGTAAGCGAAGCCAAATAGGTCTTGCATCTTCTTCACAGCTTCCGCGTGACCGGTGGCTCCTGGGGTCATGTAGGATGTCATAAAGTCCTTGTCTCGCTGCATGCGAGCGATCTCTTGGCGAGCACTGTCAGGAGTCATTGTCCAACCTCGAGATTGTCCTGGGGTTGCCAAGGCTTCTTGCATCTGCTGACCAATCTTTGCAAACATCTTCACAAACATCGGATGATCGCCGAGACCTGTCTGGTCTAGCCACTGCATAAGCTCTTGACCACCAAAAGTTTCAACAGCACGAACAGCAAGGTCTACTCGCTCATCAAAGGCTTTGCCAAACTCGCGCTTCACTTCGCTAACCCACTGTTCGCGGCTAGCTTGACCGTTCTGCGTAATGGCTTGGTGCTGCTCGCCAACGTAGCCCATGTAGTCTTTGAAAAGACCCTCAGCTTGTTTTTGAGTAAGGCCGTGCGAATGAAAGATCTTTTTAAAGCGGTCAAGAGACGCTGGATCAAACTCAAGACCGTCTGGCACTACGCCATTTGGCTCAAGCTTGTAGTTGCCATCGCCAGGACGACCAAGTCGTTCATAAAACATATCCCACTCAGAAGGATCTGCGCCTTCTACTGGAATAGAAACCTTGTCCTTGCCGATCATGCGCTGAGCATGGACGTACGATTTTGCAAGACCGTTCAGGTCTTTGATGTCTGCCAGAGTGGGATCTGCGCGCAACGTTTCATCTAAAGAAGCTCGCCAATCCATCGCTGAACCGGCAGAGCTGCCCCCAGCGTCACCAGCACCTACGGCGCCAGCGTCACCCATGGACCCTCCGTTCATATCACTCATTGTTTAACTCCTCAAGTCGTTTCAAAAGTTGCCTTGCGTCTCTTTCCAAAAAACGCAAAATGCTAAGCACCAAGCGACGCTGACCTTCACGGTGCGCCGTCTCAGTAGGATCACCCGACACGTACGTGGTATCGCCGATGAACCCAACTTTGCAGAGGTGTTCAAGCACACGTTCGCCATCAGGCGTGGAAAAGATTTTCTTGTAGCTGTCTTGCAACTCTACCGGATTAAACTGGCGGGGCATTCTGCTCAACTCCTAAGGGTGGCGGCGGCTCCATTTGCTCAGGCATAGTAGCAGCGGCGGTTGCTGCATCCTTAGCCATGGCGGCCATCTCACGGTTTCGAGACACGTCCATCTGCTCTTGAGCTTGCTGCGCTTTTTGCTGACGCATTGCTTGCAGCTGATCTTGCGGCATGAGAGTTTCAAGCGGAGCATCAAGCAGTCTAGCTGCCCAGCGAACAGTACCGTCAGTGTCAATGTTGTCGTACACTTCGGGTTTAATGTTTGCCAGCGGCACGAGAGCTTCAAGCAGACGAGTAAAGCTAAACAGTTGCTGTGTCTTTTGAGCGCGAGCTACTGGAGACACATAGTCAATGCGCGTGTTGCGGCCTTCGATTTTTTGAGGAGCTCTTGGCAGCATCTTGCGACGAGCCATAATGTTGAACACGCGGTCGATCATAGGACCAAGCAACTCAAACTGCAAGCGGCCAACCATAGGACCCATGAGGCGCATACGCTCTTCTTGGCGCTGCAGCACTTCAGTTGCAGTCATTGAAGGACCTTCGCGCATCTGCATCCAGTCAACGTGGAACGTTTTCAAGATGTGTGTGCGGCGTGAATCAATGAACTCAAGGCCAATGTCTGGTCGTACACCTTCAACAAGGGGCATGACCCGGTCTTGTGTACCTGAACGGTAGTAGTTCAAGCCACCGGGGATCGTGCGCAGTGGCAGCATGAAGCCGTCGTCAGGGACAAGCAATGGAGGATCAGTGGCCTTTTGAGCAGCCTTGATCACCGTCTTGCTCATCTCATTGACCATCTTGATGTCTGGCATAGCAGTCATTGCAGGTGAACGACCGTAGACTTCACCAGCAGTCTTTGTCCAACGAGGTACCATGTAGGGGAACTCGTTAAAGCCACTGAGGTTTAGCAGCAGCTTCTCTTCTTCCAAGATGTATGCACTCATGAAGGGCATATTCGTGGCAAGCTTGCTGTCTGGATTAAACGTGTCTCTAGGCTCTACTGCATGGATGCAAGTAAATTCTTTGTGAGGATCTTTGTAGACGTTCTCAATGAACTTCTCAGGCAGCTTGTCTTTGTACATCTGCAAGAGTTGACGACCTGAATGCTTGTACTGACGATACAAGGTATCAACAACACCTTCAGAGTTTTCAGCAACGTAGCACTCAGCTAAGTGGTACGTTCTAAAGCTGATCGCTTTACCTGGCTTGTCTTCAACGTAGAGAACGCCAGTACCATAAGACCCAAGGTCTAGGTACAGCTCATGAATCATCGAGCCAAAGTTTGAATTAGGCGAGTGAAAGACGTCACGGAACATAATGTCCACAACATCTTGCAGCCATTGCCGAACCTCGTCAGACTCTTCATCTCGGCTACGTTCAAGCAGCAGAGTGAACCACGTCTCAGACGGAGCGGTCAAATAGCCATGAAGCCCAGCGGCCAATTGCTCATTTGCAAGCGGAGCCGTTGAGTCGTAGACTTTGTCAAACCTTGTTCGGTCGCCTTGGCTGCGTTGAGCGTTGAAATCACCGCGTCTTGGGTTGACAAAATCTGTGCAATCTTGCCAAGTACTTTCCCAAGGGCTGCGAATCTGCTTAAGTTTCCCCAGGCGATCAATCGTGGTAGTGACAAGCTTTTTATCGTCTTGTCCTTTATCCACGATTAACTACCGCCAAGAGGTGAGCGTGCGCCCAGCAATTTCTTCTTCTGCAGTTTTTCCATACCAATGGAAACGCCTTGTGCACCAGTCAACATCGTACCTTCACGTGTTTGTTGACCTTCGCCCTCAATGTTACGTACTTTGTCAACCGCGTCAGCTACTGCCTTATCAGACGTCTTAGGTGCTTCAGGCGCCGCTGCCGCTGCTGGCGCAGCGCTTGGGGTCATACCCAAAAGTTTTCCAACAAATCCACCACACATATCTATCTCCTTTTCTTAAAAAGGTTACCTACAACCTCGTAACCCAGGAGATGGTACAGTTGTGCCGTTCTCTCTGGGGCTACTTGAGTCGACGTGGCCGGAACAATTTCCTTTGCACCACGCGCAAATGCCCAATCTTCAAATGCCTGAACTAACTTGACAGCAGCCAAACCACCGCGTTTCGTTGGATCAACGTACAACGCCAGATCGACTGCCATCTGATCCTTACTGAAATAATACTCTGTTAGCAAACCTAAGTACATGCCGATTATAGTGCCGTCTTTTTCGGCGACGTACAAGAAGTATTCGTCAGGGTTGGCAACCATCAGGCTCAAGAGATGAGCTACCTTCTCGGGGTTATATGTGCAGACCCCTAAATAAGCTGACTCGTTAAACATCCGTTCACCAAGCTCGTTGATGATCGGCACGTCTGCTTCGGTTGCTGCCCTGATCATAGGATCTTGTATTCCATGTCGGCCATCCTAGGCAAGGACCTCTTGCTCAAGTCTAGCTGGTCTCGAAGGCCTACGCACATATATCGGAAAGCGTCGGCAGGGTGACTGGTCCAGTCGTGGAGTGGCTTGTCTCGGAAGACCTTGTGCTTCTCGTCAAAGTCTTTTCGGTACTGGCGCAATGATTCGATTAGGTGGGCGCACTTTTTCTCGTCGAACCAGCACTTAGGCAGCGTCGTTCGGACGGCTTCAATACCGTCATCGATCCTAAGGTTTGGTACCACTCGGAATCGGATGCCAAGTTCTCGGGCAACTTCAAGTCGAGACTTACCGCTGCCAAGCTCACGAACTTGAATATCGTGTGGGGCCAAATGTTCGCCGTAGACATAATCTCTTTCCTTGATAACCTTGGCGTAGTGGGCCATGCCCTCGCCGCTGGCTTCGTAGTAATCGATGATTCGAATCTCTTGGCCGTGCTTCTGATAAAAAACTATTGCAGTCGAGTCTGAGACACCAAGGTCCCAGGCCGTATGCACCTCAAGGCGCGGTTCATAGGGGAGACTTCCTAACCGGCCGTCGGCAAGCAGTTTGGCCATGGCTGTACCATAGTAGCTGCCAACAAGTGGTGCATCAAAACTGCAATAGAACTCTTGCTGGATCATCTCCTCTGGCATGCCGGACTCGCGCTCCTCGTCAACGGCTTCTAGGGAAATGGCCCTGGTGTCATCTACTGTAAGAGTTTGTTGGAACCATCGCTCATTTCGTCTGGCCATGTTGAGCATGTCGTATCCATGGTTTCGACCTCGAGCGGTATAAATAAACAACGCCCATCCGCCATTCTCAGCCAAGATGGGACGAATGTAATCCCATGCACGGGGATCTTGGAGGGAGTATTCAGAGAAAACGACCCCGACTGGATTTGCTCCAACCAGTCTATCGACATTGTCTGTACCCACCACCTGATAGATCGAGCCATTCTTTAGCGTTAGCCGCATCTCCGTATTGTTGACCGCTTCCCACATCTCTTTCGGGAAGTGCTCGATAAACTTGCGACCATCACGCGTCATCCCGTCCCAGGCAATCTTACGGCCCTGGTTGTAAGTCGGGAACAAGTGCCAATACAGCCCAGGCCTTGTCAAGGCAGAAACTGCGCACCAGTTAACTGACAACAAGTCTTTGCCTGCACGCCGGTGCCAAACGGCCACGGCTCGCTTACCACCATCCTCAAGAAACTTCCACAGGGGAAACTGATACGGCCTGGGAGCCCAATCAAGAGGTACTGTTATCTCCGCCATCAGCGTCCTTTGCAACGTCGCTAAACCGTACGACGTTAATGTTGAATGAACCGCTGCCTTCGATCTCCATCTCGACAGCCTTACGCTTAGGCGCCACGTACTGCGCCAGTTCCTTGAACGCTTGGAACTTTAACTCCTGACTTGCAGTCGGATCGACGGCTAGCATCGCCATACCTTCAATAGGATCGCAATTCAATGCTGCCAGTTTGTCTTCAATCTCTTGGGTCCGCTTATTCTTTGAACCCGCCGGACGACCTGCGCCGTCGCGCTTACCGCCTAGTTGTGCCATGATGGGACCTCCTATGAACCTATATTATACGGACTACGTAGGATTGTACACAGTCCCCTGAAAATTTGCCGAGGATCATAGGTTATTGGCATATTGTATTGATTGGCATTCTCTGCAATTTTCACACGCTGTGCTCTGTTTTTCCCTATACTAACCCCAATATGCACGGATTTTTGCCGATCTACCTTTGAATGCCCCCGCAGAACCACTGACTAGGCGCTTCTAGGCCCGCGCCCCGCTGCCTGACACATGGGCCCCGGACCCGGGACCAGGACACGAGCCGGCAATAAACATGCTCTTCTATATAGATACATCAATCGAGGACCAGAAACCGTGCAGAATTAACGGAAATAAGCAGATCGAGGACCAGGGATCAGGGCAAACGGACAAAGGCGGAAGGTCGGGAGGATAGAAGTGGCAGGGAGAGTGTATGAAAAAGGTTGATTCTTAATCAGTGGAAAGAAGGAGGTCAGAAGATAGTAAGAAGCGTCGAAGCGCGCAACAACTTAAACTCTGCGCAATCGCGAACGGAAAGGAAAGATTGGTTGATAAGTTTTATTGATCAAAAGCAGGATTCCAATAAAAATAATTTACGCACAAAGTTGTGTACTTTTCGAACAAATGCGGTACAATCAACTTACGGGAATAAATCTCGTACATAAAGGAGAATTGGAATGAACTGTTACGGACGAGAAATCATGCAAAAGTTTTTGTGTGATGAAGAACTTGCTTCAGAAGTCTATGAAGAAATGTGTTGTGATGGAATAGATTTCAGCGAGTGCGAACAAAGAGAATTCGACATTTGTGCGAAAGAATGCTATGATCGAGTAATAGAAAGGAGAAAGTCATGATCACAATTGATCTTAATGGTCCACAAGGGAACGCGTTCTATCTTATCGGACTTGGTAAAAAAATCGGACGACAGTTGGATCGTCCTTGGGAACAGGTAAACAATGCCGTCAATGAAATGATGAGTGGAGATTACCAGAACTTGCTCGACGTTTTTGCTCGCGAGTATGGAGACTTTGTGGAATTTACAGGAGAGAATGATGGCGAAGAATTCTGAAAAAGTGGTGATGACCAGAGAGGAGGCGATTGATCGCCTTCTCAAAACGTGGGCGGATTATTATTGGGATGATCCGCATCAAGCGGTCGAGAACATTCTGTCTATCTACAAGAGTGGACTGAAGGGCTATGACAAGATGACAAGCATCGAACTGATCCAAGAATTGGAAGGTTCGACTTTTTATGGCGATGACGTGGAGATCACGATTAGAAAGGAGATTGGCGATGGCGAACCAGTTTGAGGTTTTAACCCGTAAAGACGATCTATCCGCCTTCAATGGCGGAAGTCTCAAGGGGTACGTCAAGACAGACTTTAAAACTCTGTGCAAGCTTTTTGGTCCACCAACTCACGGACCCTTTGATCCAAATGGAGACAAGGTAACGTGCGAGTGGAGGATAGTCACGGACGATGGCTTGCTCATCACCATCTACGACTGGAAGCTTTTTGAGACCCCAATGGACGAATACGACTGGCACATTGGCGGACACGCGTTCGAGAACATCGACTGGCTCAACAGTTTTGGTCTCGCTGCGTGGAAGTGGAGGTGACCAGGGGATCAGTGTTGGCCGTATTAGTATAGAGAAAAAATAATTTTTTTTCTTCATTCTATGTCCCCTTGGCCAATCAATACAATAACCCAATAACCCCTTGATTCTGCATATATAAAAGGGGCCAAAAAGTTATTAACAAAATGCGCCAATAACCCGATCGAACAGTGTACGTGGTTCTTGGTCCATGGTACGATGTAATTCCGCACTTTTGCGGTTATAAAGGAGAATTTATGAAAGTCAGTGATTTACTAGAGATCTTGCAAGATCACAATCCAAATGACCATGTCGTCATTGCCAAGGGCCCTGCAAGGCCGTTTGTGTCAAATGTCCGTGGAGTCGTGAAGTCTACGTCTGGTTCGCCAGTCTTCTTAGTTGAGGATTACGACGCGCAACCATTGTCTATCGATGTGTGGAGGCTTCTCGATGAATAATATCGAACAGGCTCGCAGTATCGACGAGCTCAAGAAGTTTTCGATGCAAGACTTGTCTTCGTTGTATTCCAAGATCACCAAGACGCATTGTCCGAAGTTCAGTGATAAGACAGCTGCTGCCAAGAGGATCTTGCCAATGCTAGAGCAAAAGCGTGCCGAACAAAAACCGGCTTTGGTCTTTGTCGATCCACCCAAGGATCTGTCGAAGATCATCAAGGTTCGTGGTCGTCCGAAGGGCCAATTGTCCTCGAGACTCTATCACTTCAACTTCGACAAGTTTTTTGATCGCGAGCGAGACTTTGCCCCGCAAGCAAGGCAGATCATCCGTGCTTTGTCTGCTAAGAATGTGGAGACCGTCACCGAAGCTGAGTTGATCGCTTTGATTGATGTCAAGACCAAGCAAAATCCATGGCGGATCTTCCAGTACTATCGTCCGCAGTTGATCAACCGTGGTGTTCTTAGGCTCGAGAATGCGTAACCCATCAGACTTTGAAGCGTTGTTGATTATGATCGCAATCCCCGCAGCAGTGGTAATTGTACTAGTACTATTATTCCTGTTGCGTGCGGTCATTTTCCGTGTATAATAGCCATTCCAACCACTAGAAAGGAGAATTTTATGGCTCACTTAATCGAATCCATGGCGTATGCCAACTCTGTCCCTTGGCACGGTCTTGGTGCTCAGGTCTCTGATGCCTTGACGCCAGACGAGATGCTGCAAGCAGCTCAACTTGACTGGACCGTCAGCCGTCGTTCAATCTTCACCACTCAGACACCAGGCGACATTCAAGCCTCTGAAGGTACCTTGAAGACTAACGACTGGGGGCTCTTAGTCCGTGATTCTGACAACAAGATCTTAGGTCCTTGCGGCAAGAACTACATTCCGATGCAGAATGCCGAAGTGTTCCGTTTCTTCGACAAGTTCGTCAAGGCCGGTCACATGAAGATGGAGACCGCAGGTTCATTAGACGGCGGCCGTCAGATCTGGGGTCTTGCTGCATTCAGCAGGGTTTTGCTTTGCCAGGCGGCGACGAAGTCAACGGCTATTTGCTGCTGAACCAGCCTCACGTCTGGGGCAAGTCCTTGACCATCATGTTTACGCCTATCCGAGTCGTCTGCAACAA